CAAAGTTGTACTTGTGATAAACAACGCTGTTTTGAATTTGGATGTTAGGGACAAAAGAACTGTCTACTGTTATTTGTAAATGAATATCATTCACTGAGTCCCCATTTGTTCTGTTTTCTGGGGCCGAAGATCCATAAGCATAAGTGTTAACGTATTCTGATGTGTAAGAATTAAAGACAGCATCCACAGCGTCAATAATAACAGGATCTTCTCCTGTCATAAAAGAAGTAGTCCAAGCTACTTGATGCGTTCCGTAACGACCGTTTGATGTAAAAGGCGTCTGGTAATCAAGGCGATTACCTTTAAGCCTAAAGGGGTTTATCATTGTGTCAGGCGTTACAGCGCTAGTGTAGTTGTACACAGGCATATAAGGAAAAGGCATATAGGAGCCAGCAGGCGCTCCGTCAGTATGTAGTTGAGCGTCTGCTTGCGCTGTCCAGGGCAGGTACTTTAATACGATTTGAGACTGAAGCCAGCGATTTTTAAAGTCACCATCAGGCACATTGTTAATGTAGTCCTCAAGATCTTGAAGCGCTTTTTCTAGCCGGTCGCCATCAATGGTTGTGCCATCGGAAAACTGTTCATCTGTAAAGTGTCTAATAGAAGACATTAGGTAATCTCGCCGCCAATATTTGTAACCGTAGCTGCGTGAGAATGAGCAGAGTAATTAGCCCCAAGCCCCACAAAAACATTTCCTGCTAATGCGTTTAAATCCTGGATAGCTAAGCCAGGAAGATTGAGCATTGCACCATCAATATTGTTTGATTGAAAAACGCAGTTGTTAAAAACAGCCTTAGCTCCAGACTTAACTAAAACAAAACAAAGAATACTTGTAGCTGCGTTAGAGGCAGCAGCACTAGCACTGCGTTGAAAGACGCAGTTATTAAAAACAACTTTAGCTGGAGACTCAACAACAACTAAATGAGAACTGTTTTTTCCTGCGTTGCTTTCTTTAAACAAAAGCCCCTCTATTTTTGAGGTAGCCTTAAAGGTTGCTAGCCCTGTTACTATTGCCCCTGGCTCCCCCTGAAGGGAGCCCAGGGGTTTTTCAAGGGTAAGTTTCTGGTGCGTACCAGGACCGAGCACAAAAGAGTTATGAGAAGAAGCACCCTCAGAAAGAGCAGTCCCTGAAAAAACTCTAGTTACATCACCATAGTACATAGGAGAAACAACAGCATTAATACTTTCATTTGCCGTGTTTCCTAAAACCTCTAGGTCACTAAAAGAAAAGCTCATCGGCCTGTCCTTCTTCGGCCACCGGCTCGACGAAAGACGCCCATTAAACTTTGCAGGCTTAAGCCCTGAGCTTTGTCCTGGATAAAACCAAAAACCATATAGCTAATACGCTGACCCTTAACACTGTCCGAAGTCGCAATAGTATCAGTTTGCTGGTCATCAATAAGGAAATTACCGTGAGCGCTATTTGCTTGATTGCCCCATTTGGCTTGGCCCTGAAAAATCCTTTGAGACATAACGCCGCTGGTGTTTCTAAAGCGTGAGCGAAGAGAGTCTTTGTTTACAATACGTTGTATATTTTCATCGTAATCAACAATCTGAGAAGTAAACTCTTTAGAGTCTGACCCTAAGATTACATTGTACAAACCCCAAAGCCAGTTTGGGACAACTCGATTCCCGTAAAGCCCGCTACCTCGAGAGTTCAGCTTAGCGTAGATTCCTCTTGCTTTAATTTGCTGTGAGCCAATTTCGTTTTCGTCTGACTTATAAGCCCAGTCAACAACCTGAACTTTCTTATCGTCATTGTGAGAGTCAGCCGCCCCAATAAAGCTTTTAATCCAAACTAAAACACCGACTGGTGTTCCCGGCCCAACTTGCCCAGCGGTTGTGATCTCAGAAAGAACGGGATTAATTCCCATACCTGAAACGCTGTTTGCCGTCGCCTTAGAAAAGCGCAATTCAATAACTGGGTTTTTTACGTCTCGGCCCAAGTTAAATGCAGGGTCAGTAGTCCAGCCGCTAGCAGCGGCATGGTTGCCGTTTATATCAATAGAAATGTATTCGCCTGTTGCACTTGCTGTTCCAGCAGCATCAGTGCGCTTAACGAAACCTCCGCCGCTAGCAAAGATAGCAGGGCCAGAAACACATCGCTCAGTAGGCCATCTAATTGTTAAATCGTTTGACGCATTTTGATTTGGGTTCCACTCACTGCTGTCAAAGCGAAAGCGCAATTGAAAACGAGTATAAGGAGAAACGTTAGCTCTTGGGGGGATAGCAGAAATAGGAAGGTAATAATAAATATTCCCTGATAAATCCTCTTCCTCATAAGGCTCGTCAAAATAATAGCAGCCACCACTAAGTGTAACATTAAAAGGAATTGCAGGGACATATTTCCCAGAGCCTAGTCGGTAGTCCTCTTTGTAGCTGGAACGATCGAGAGCACCTCCGTGGCCAAGCTCACACACAATAAAGTTACTAGCTTTTGCAGGCGATGCTTGTAGGGATATTGACCCAGCAGGGTAAGTGTTCGGTGTTGGAGTTACAATCGTGTAACTTGCATCTGGGATTTCATCTTTGTTAATCCCGCAAACACAATAGAAATCATCTGACGTGCTTAAGACCCATGGTCTTAAAAGGTTAGCAGAGCTTGTTACTGTTGCAGCAGAAGCAGCGTTAACACCGGCGCTGCTCTCCATCGGCCACCAAGACCAGATCCCACTAAAAGCCCAGTTCCCATTAACGCCTGGACAGCCCATTAAAAGGGTTCTTTTGTTGTGGTTGTAAGCTAGCGTTACCTGGTCTGGATCAAAATCTAACAAGGTTCTTGGTGGGGATACGGTGTCAATATCTACCCATCCATTATTTGCTTCATAGTAACTGGTCATAGGGTTTGTCATTGCCCCATGACCGCCAAAGAAAGCTCTGATTGGTTCAGACAATTCCTTAATAGAAGTACCGGAAGCGCTAGAGAAAACACCTGAATGAGCAACCCAAGCTAGGTTGTCTTCCATCATTGTAATAGCTTGCTGTCCAATGCAACCAACGCTTTCACTCACGTTAATCGGCGGACGGCCTTGCGAAATAATGGTGCCCTCACTGGGAACATAAACAAACATTTCGTCACTCGTAAAAATAACTAAGTTACCTTTAAACTCGTGCATCGCCGTTACCTTGTTTGATGAAGGCACGTTAATAAAGTTTGTTGAGATAATATTGTTTGGTCGACCTGGATCAGAAAAGAAAATTTCATACTCAGTTGCGTAAGCAACTCGGCCCCGAAAGCTTGTTGCAGCTACAATCTTTGAGATTGTGCTGTCGTTAGCATAAACAAACCCATCTGAAAAAATGCCATCAGAAAAAGCAATTCGATCAATTAAAGCAGATTCGGAATGGCCCGAAGAAGCACGAAACAACAACTCAGTTTGAGTTTGCATGTAGCGCTTTTGATGAAAATCTGCGGGCTTATAAACGAACACTCCTGCTTGAGGTGAGCCAAAATACAAAGAACCACGAAGCGAAAAGAAAAACCAACTAGAGCTAGAGCTTCCGGCAATAAACGATTCGTTATCTAAATCAAAAGCTGTTTCGTAGGTTCCGTACCACTCACTAGGAAAACTTCCCGCTTCAGCAATGTCAGGCAAAACAGAAGAGCCTGATCCAAAACTAGATGTTTTGTTTGCAAGAATTTCTTCCCAGGATCGGCCGGTTGTTAAATCGAAAACACGAACAGCATAATAAAACGCAACGTTTCCAATTCGACTATCAGCGCCTAAAGAGCCAGATTGCCCACGAAGAAGAAAAACAGAAACAATCTGGTTGTTTCCGAAGTTTGTCTCAATGTAGCTGCTGCCTAAGTGCTTTTCGTAGCCAAAATTATTTGAAGTAAAGTAGCGAGCAGGAGCAGCCGTTGCATCGTAAGTAATGTCATTACCAAGAGTAGTATCTAACTCGGCTCGCAATCCCCAACCAGGACGAACAGAAATAGAACCTTGAGCTAACCAAAGGTTTTGAGCCCATACGCCTCGAACAACACCATCTTGCTCAAGGCCTTTGGTAAGAAGTTCTCTTTCGTTTCCTGCTGTTGCCATGTTTTAATAAGCCCAATGACTGTATTCGCTAACGTATTGTGAACCTTCTCTGCTTCGACCAGACTCAAGAAAGGTTTTTAATTCTGATACTTTGCGCTGTGCTTCTTGCAGTAACTGAACGTTGTCTGCGCCGTCTCGAATAGCATATCGACTGTATGCATATAGCGGAATCATATCATGAAAACCATCAAGGTCATCAATGTAGGCATCGGCCGCAGCAAAGTTAACATTGTGAAACGGGACGTACTCAAGCCTATAGCTTGATGAGTCCGTTGCGTAAGTAATAAGCTTGCTGTTTACAAAAGTGTAACAAAACGGATTAAGGGTTCGCTCTGAGGGCATTGAATCTAAATAACGAATAACTTCATTGCTTGTCGTGTCGTTTATTCTAGCAACACGCAGCAGGCGCTCAAGCTTGTTGGGCGCAACAGAAGTAGATCCTAACAAAGGTGGCGTCGTTGCTGCTAGATCCAAAATGCCGGTGCTGGGCATCGTAAACAAAAACTGAACAGAGTAAATAAACGGATCAATATTAGAAACAGCCCGACGAAAATCTTCGTACCCTTGCTTTAGGTATAAAGTAATTTGCGCATCCGTAAGAAATGTTGTGTCTGACTCATCGGTATAAGACTTAAACATATCTTTTACTTCGGTTGTGTTCATCCGCCACCTCCCATTTGAGTACGGCCAATACCTTTTTCTGGGTTTGCATCATCAACTAAAGCACGGCGCTGAGCCATCTGGTCTGCCTGTAGGCCCATTTGCTCTGCTGCCATAGGGCTCTGCATAAGAGCCATGCCCTGAACAGCGTTTTTACCTTTAACCTCAACTCGAGGAAAGACAGTCTTTTCCATTTCCATGCGCTGAAAGTCTTCGTCTTCTTTGCCGAAACTAACGACCGAAATAAGAACATCACGGATGTAATCTTGGCGCTCGCTTGGTAGCTGATAATATTTTTCGGTTCGCATAAAGCTTTTAAAGACTTCTTCAAACGCTTCAAGGTCATCGCTAGGCATAATCTCAATAGCGTGCCCGTCCATGATTGCATCAAGCATATCATGGGCGTGACTAAAGCCAATCATGCGCTTAGTAACTCGCTCGTTGCCTGTGCGATAATCAAGCGCACGAAGCGCTTCATCTTTATCAAGCAATCCAAGCTTAACCATTTCAAGAATGCGTTGATCTCGATCGGGTTTCTCATCTCGGAATAGCGTACCTGCCTCGAGGTAAACTTCGGGATCAGTACATAGGTCTGTTACAAGCAGGGTCTTATGGATAACCCGGCCTGTTTCATCCATCATTCGCATCATGCGAGGCTTGTTGTAGTAAACCTTACACATCTCAAGAACACAGGTAGCAACTTCAATCATTGCTTTTTCCATGTTCTGTTGTGTTACCTGCAACTGCTGAGAATCGCGACTAGCGAGAGATTCGATAGCTGCGCCGGATTCGATGCCAATAGCTCGTTTGCCGAGGCTAGTGCTGTGCACACCGGCAACATCGAGCATCTCAGCCGATAGCTGTCGAATGTTATCAAGAACATAAGCAGGTAAAGCACCAGCAGTAACCTGCTGAGGGGGCGGGCCGGAAGTAGCGTTGTACATAACTTTTTCGCCGGGCCTGGAATCTGAAAGCGCATCCTTTCCAACTCCCGATGATTTAGGAATAAGCCATTTAGGATTACCCATAAGCTCTGCATTTTGCATAACCTGGCTACGGCCCTTGTTGTACATAACCTGAAGCTCGATAAGCGGCTCAACTAAACCGATGCCCCATAAACGACCAGGAACATTGGTATAGCGAACAAAGCTGACAGGGCTTTTGTGCGTAGGCCACTTTGCCTTGTAGAGCCAAAGCGAACCCAACAGCATTCCCATGTGTCCGTCTTTGGTATAGACTTCAAAGATTTCTAAACGGTCTTTTAACTCAGC